TAATGGCAAAGTTGACACCATTGAAAGCAATTCGTGCCAAGTGCATGGATTGCACAGCAGGGCAGTTTATTGAGATTCGCCTTTGTACCTGCACAAAATGCCCTCTGTACGAGTACAGAATGGGGAAACGTCCTAAGGGCGAGGAAAGTATCACTGAGGAAGTTGAAACCGAGAATAGCGCAGATAGCGCGGCACTTATTGGCACAGATGAAGAATTTGAGGAGGGCGAAGATGAATAAAGTAATTTTGATGGGAAGATTGACACGTGATCCAGAAGTCAGATACGCGAATCAGGGCACACGACAGATGGCGGTTGCTAGATACACTCTGGCAGTAGATCGCAGAGTATCAAAGCAGACAAAGCAAGGAGACCAGACAGCAGATTTTATCAACTGCGTAGCATTTGACAATCAGGCAGAGTTTTGCGAGAAGTATATGCATCAGGGAATGAAGATGCTTATAACAGGGCACTTGCAGACAGGCTGCTACACCAACAGAGAGGGACAGAAAGTGTACACCACTGATGTGGTAATCGAATCGCAGGAGTTTTGCGAGAAGAGAAGTGAGGGCGATTCACCAGTGCCACACCCAGTTATGGCAGAGGCACAGAAGAATACACAGCCAAGTCAGCATAAGGACGGGTGGATGAATATTCCTGACGGTGTAGAAGATGAGGGTTTACCATTCAATTAAAGGAGATTTAAATAATGTTTTTAGTAGATTTGTCAAGACACAAAGCTTACAACGTTGAGAATTTTTCGTGCTTCTATTATGTCAAGAACCGCATATACATCGGAACTGAATATAACGAAGCGACTGTGGCAGAATATGATAGTGAAAACGATTGTGCAAAAGCGTTTTACAAAATCGTTACACAGATGAGCAAAAAGGGAACAAAATTAGTTTTTGCGCCAACACAGATTGAGGTTGATCAATGGTAGTTTCTGGAAAGTTTGGCAGCGTGAGCTTGTCACTAGATGGCAAGCTGAAAATCACTTTTTCTGTGACTGATAAAGAAAAAGCTCTGCGAGAGGTAGAGGAAATAAAAGACGTGGAAAAGCTAGATATTACTGTGGAAAAGCATCGTAGCAAGCGAAGCTTGGATGCCAACGCATACTTTTGGGTGCTGTGCGATAAGATAGCAAAACGTCTTGGCTCTGATAAGTGGACGATCTACCTCTTGCAGCTCTCAAAGTATGGAGTTTTTGCAGACCTGAGAGCAACCGCCCAGGCACTGGATATCTTGAAAGAAAAGTTCCGATACACTGAGATTTTGAGCGCGGATGATGATAGCTATATAGTGCGATGCTACTTTGGTTCATCCACCTACAACACGAAAGAAATGAGTGATTTGATACATGGCACGGTATCGGACGCAGAGTCATTGGGCATTGATACCATCACCCCCGAAGAAGTAGAGAGGATGCTTGCTATCTGGAAGGGTAGCAGTAACATGAAAGATTATTGATAGCGTTTAAAGCCCCCGTAGATGCCTTTTAAAGCGATTTGAGGTTTTAACTGATAACTTTAAGCTAGAGCATATCAAACTGCTAAAAGGCATAGCAGAGGGGCAAGAAAGGAGCAAAGAATGAGAATTATTAAGTATGGCACTAAAAAGTTAAAGATGCAGCGTTTTACATGCCCGTATTGCGGAAGCATCTTTGATGCAGAACCGGGTGAGTACAAAACGAATTTTACAAAGGGTGTTGAATACAACATTATCACATGCCCTTGCTGCCGCTTGCAAGTGATGCAGGCAGAGGAGGAATAACGAATGGATGAGCAAAAGAGATTCTTCTGGATCAAGCTTAAAACCGATTTCTTCCAAGAAGATAGCCCGATTGATTTTCTACTTTCACAGAAAAATGGTAGCGAGTATGTAGTGCTGTATATCAAATTGTGCCTTATGACTGCAAACGGAAACGGAAGATTACAAAAGCAGATTGGCGAAATGATTGTACCGTATGACGTAGATAAGATTGCAAGAGATATGAAATACTTTTCGAGAGATACGGTTATTGTAGCGTTAGAGCTGTATAAGAAGTTAGGGCTTGTGTATCAAGAACTTGACGGAACACTTGTAATCGCTAATCATACAGCCCTTGTAGGCAGTGAATCAGCTAGCCGTGATGCTATCAAGAAGCGCAACCAGAGGCAGAGAGCGAAGGAAATTGCAGCGATTGAAGAGCGAGAAGGGGACAACGAAGGGGACAAAGGGGGGACAAATTGTCTTACAGAGTATAGAGATAAGAGTATAGAGATTAGAGATAAGAGATTAGAGACTAGAGAACAGAGCTTAGATACCAGATACCAGAGTACAGATAATAGCAATCAATCTGCTAACGCAGATGTGATTTGTGAAACGCAAAGCGTCTCACTTGATGTAAAAGAGGTAGCAGAGGCTTGGAATGATTTGCAGAGCTTGGGAATTAAACGAGTTAGCAAGATGATTACAACTTGCACTAGATATAAATCCTTATCAGCAAGAATCAGAGAACACGGAAAAGATAAGGTGTTAGAAGCTATCGAAAATATCAAGGTGAGTAACTTTTTACAGGGCATGAACGACAAAGGATGGGTAATCACTTTTGATTGGTTTGTGAAACCTAATAATTTTGTAAAGGTTCTGGACGGAAATTACAGTAACAGAGTAACGAGAGAGCAGGAAAAGAAAGGTGATGACAGATATGACGGTATCAGAAAGTGGGCTGAAAGAAAAGCAGCAGAGAATACAGCAGGAAGAGACGTTGACACCAGAGCAGGAAACGTGGTTGAAAACTGCGGCAGTGCTGAGGACAGCGTACCAAGGAAAGGATTTTTTGGTTTCTGATAAAGCCGTTGAGCTGTGGTATCAGATGTTACAGGATATCCCCATGGACAAGGTGCAGGATGCAGTTGCACGATACATCATGGAGGAACATTTTCCACCTACAATCGCAGATATCCGCAAGCGGTGTGCAGAGGATAATGCAGCGCAACTCCCAGACTGGGAGCAGGGTTGGGCTGAGTGGCTGACAGCGATGCACAAGTATGGATATATGAGAGAGGATGAGGCTCTTGAGAGTTTGAGTCCGATTACAAAAGAGGTTGTAAAGTGCCTGGGTTGGAAAAATCTCTGCCATAGCCAGAACTTAGAGGGTGATAGAATCGCCTTTAGAGAGGTACATGGTAGATATGTACAACAAGCAAGAGAGAATTTGCAGCTACCAGAGCGGCTAAAAGTGAACCATTATCAGATGCCAACATATGCAGAGGAAAGATTACAGATTGAGGCAATTCAGAACGGTATGAGGTATATCGGAACGGATCAGAGAACAGAAGGGTATGCAGAAGTGGCTGCAAGCCGTATCCGAGAAAGGATTGAAGGAGGTGTAAACAGTGGAAGATATTAGAGCTAAGGCGGAAGAGTGGAACGCAAGCACAACAAAGAAAGTACCGTATGAGTTTGTGGAGTTCTGTGAAGGCAAGAGAAGTGTTGAGACGAGTGGAAAATATTGTACATGGAAACAGTGCTCTCATATAAGCTTGGAATCTGTGAATACAGCTTGCGGAAACGAAATTGCGTTCATAAACGCTAGAGGACTAGAAAAATACAAATTCTGCCCGTATTGTGGTAAAAAAATTAAGTTGAATAAGGAGGATTAAATGATTAGCTATTTAGTTGCAGCATATTTAGTTGTTTGTGGAATTGCAACAGGAGATGCCTTAACTTTGGTTGCAGCAGGTGTATTTGCTGTAGCAGGAGCTATTGCATGTGCAGACTTTAGAGGAAAGAAATAAGGAGGAATGGGAAAATGGCTGAACAAATTAAATTTGAGATGGACTCTGACGAGGTGCTTGACATATTGAAGAAAAAAGGCAATACCGAGCACGAGCTTGGAACTAATCTTTGGAAAAATGGACTTAAGACAGCTGCAATGGGGTGTTTTAAGAGTGAAGCGGCTCTTGAGATCGCGATTAAGGCAGTTAAGAAGCAGATTCCGATGAAGCCAACTAGAATTGAAAAAGGGAAATATGTATCAGAAATCTATAAATGCGAATGCTGCAAACAGTTAGTTGCAGTTGTTCCAATGGTGACAAAATATTGCGATAACTGCGGACAGAGACTTTACTGGGAGGAATAAAAGCGAGTATGAACATGGACATGGAATTAAAAGTAGTGCAGGGGCTTCGCCCTTGCTACGTTAAGCATGGACTGCAAAAGAAAGCAGCGATGTTCCATCAGTGGGAAAACGTGAGTTACCCAGTGAGAGAAGAATTATTTATTGGTGGTATGCCATCTGGTATCGTTTCACATACTCTGGCAATTGTAGAGTACGAGAACGGAGAGGTGTGCAAGGAACAGCCAGAAAACATTATTTTTACGGATAGCAAAGAATATGCTTTTCCGAGAGAGGAGAAAGAGAATGAGACTGATTGATGCGGATGCATTGAAAGCCGAAATTAACAGCTCGGCAGATAGAGCAATTGAGGAAATTGGTGTGGGACATCTTTTTGAAAAATTGCTTTTTACGCAGGTAATTGAAGCAGTTAGTAGAAAGATTGATGCGCAGCCAACAGTTAAAAACAGAAAGAAGAGAAGAAAATGAAAAGTATAATGCAGACAAAAAAAGAGTGCTATGTCTGCCGCAGTCTGGTAGGGGCAGAAATGTCCCTGCCAGACACAGGGCTTGAAATGCACCACATCTTCGGAGGAACGGCAAATAGAAAGCTATCCGAGAAGTACGGCTTAAAGGTTTGGCTGTGCCATAACCACCACAACGAGCCGCCCTGCGGTGCGCATTTTTGTAAAAAAGCAGCGGAAAAGCTGCATGAAGAAGGGCAAAAGGCATTTGAAAGAAAATATCCCAATGAAGATTTTAAAACGATTTTTGGGAAGAATTACAGGAGGTAAGAAATGGCAGAAAGTGAGTGGAATCCAAAAATTGGAGACAAAGTATACTGTGTATGTGAGTACTACACAAGCGATTACACGATGAGATATAAGGGACTGGAAGGTTTTAGAAATTACGGGCTTGAGGTAGTGGAGTCTGTGATAAAATCTCCGTACAAGTGGAAAAGTGGTGGGCTAGGCTGCGTATCCGTGTGCTTACACAGAGAGGTGGGCGACAATGCCAATAATTCATTTTACTGGAAAAAGAGCGACCTAGGCACAAGATTATTTGCTACACGCGAGGAAGCCGCGGCTGTAGCAGATGTTCGTGCTCACAACATGGACTTGGGACTGTGGGGGAAGAAGTACGAGAACCGCCCCATGTACAAGAACTGGTTGCACTGGGAAAAACCAGAAATGCGGAAAAATGGAGCAGAAGCCACAAAATCTCCAGAAAATGGAGCAAAGACCAGGGAGCGCACAAAGAGAAAATCAAAGCAGGTATTTAAACGCAAGGCAGAGCTACCAGAAGAAATCTATACACAGTGGAGAGATGGAAAGCTTACAACCGCAGAAGGGGCAAAGATAATCGGGGTAGCAGCAGTAACTTTTGAAAAGTACGCATACGAGCAGATAAAAGCCAGAGGAGAAAAGCACACAGGATATTCCAGAAACAGAAAGAAACTTGAAATTGAAAATTTTGAAGAAAATTATCAGAAATGGAGAGACGGCAAGTTAAGCGGAGTAGATGCTGCTGAGAGATGTAAGGTCTCACAGGCAACATTTACAAAATATGCAAATGAGCAGCTTAAAGCCAGAGGAGAAAGTAAAAAAAGCTCTCCACATTGCCCTCTTCCAGATAATTTTTATGAAATTTTCGCAAAAGTGGATAGCGGAAGAATCCCGATAGCAGAAGGTGCAAGGCAGTGCAATATGCCGTATCGCAGATTTTTATATCAGGTGGAACGGGTACGGAAGGAAAAGAAAAACTGAAGGAGGATTAAACATGGAAATTGCAGTATTTGTAGCAGGAGTATTTACAGGAATCATTGTAACTATCGTTTTTACATTGTGTGCAGCAGGTGGTGATGATGATTGAACACATCACGCTATAAGAACTGGTGGTACAACATAGTACTGGGAATGATCAACCACTATGCAAGGGCTACACCTGCTACACGGCAGGGGAAGCTGATAGAAAAAGCAATGGAGCAGGCTGTAAAAGAAACTGCAAAGTACGGAAATTACAGAGATAGGCTACAAGCTATAGAGCTGCTATTCTTCGAGGGCTACAGCGTGCCTAAGGTATCAATGATATTAAGCTTCTCGGAGCGCACAATTCAGAGGTGGAAAATAGATTTTGTAAACTCCGTTGGAAAAAATGCAGGATTCTAAAAGTTGGCACAACATCAATCAAAATTAGTTCTACAATATGGGAGTACGGAGAAAGCTGTTGATGACTCTATACACCTCCTATAAGCCACAGGCGGTAAAAGTGGCTGAGTTGATACACTCCCCCAGTGCAATTCTGGTTCGCCACACCCTCAGGGTGCATAGCCGTCTGGAAAGGCGGCTTTTCTTGATATACGGAAAGCAGGTGAACAAATTGGCAAGAGCACCAGATGCAAGGATTGATCAGGCAAAGGAATTGTACTTGCAGGGTAAAAAATTAACCGAGATTGCAAGTCAGTTGGGCTTGCCAGAAGGGACAGTTAGACGATGGAAAAGCACTTATAAGTGGGATAAGGGAGACACCGAGCGTTCGGAAAAGAAAAGCGAACGTTCGCTAAAAAATAACGAGCGTTCGGATAAAAAGAACCCCCTAAAGGAAAGAGCTATAGAGTCCGAAGTTAAGCAGGTAATGGAGAACACAGAATTAAACGATAAACAGCGACTTTTCTGCATCTACTACATTAGGAGCTTTAACGCAACGAAAGCGTATCAAAAAGCGTATCAGTGCAGCTATAACACAGCAATGGTGGAAGGGTTCAACGCCCTAAGAAACCCTAAGATTCAAAATGAGATTCAAAAGCTAAAACAGAATCGCTTAAATCGGGAATTACTGGACGAATCCGACATCTTTCAGAAATATATGGATATTGCATTTTCTGATATCACCGATTATCTAACCTTTGGAACGGAAGAAGTTCCAGTAATAGGGGCATTTGGACTGGTAGAAGTAAAAGACCCAGACACAGGAGAGAAAAAACCACTTACCAAAATTGTTAATGTTGTTCGTTTCAAGCCCTCTGCCGAGATAGACGGAACTATTCTTGCAGAAGTTAAACAAGGAAAAGATGGGGCAAGTATCAAGCTAGCTGACCGTATGAAAGCACTTGATTGGCTGGCAGCGCATATGGACTTAGCTACAGCCGAGCAAAAGGCAAAGATAGCACAGATCAACGCACAAACCGAGCGGCTAAAGCAGGATAACGAGCAGGAGGAGCTTGCTGATGACGGATTCCTGCAAGCACTTGAAGGTAATGCTGCTGCGGATTGGGAGGGCTGGACAGATGAGCCTGATAAAGAAAGTTAAACAGTTTTTTCATTTTAAACCATTCTCTCCAAAGCAACGCAAGGTGCTTAATTGGTGGTGTGATACATCCCCAGTAAAAGATATGGAGGGCATCATTGCAGATGGTGCTATTCGATCAGGAAAAACACTGAGTATGTCACTGGCTTTCGTATTTTGGGCTATGACTACCTTTGAGAGCCAGAATTTTGCAATGTGTGGTAAAACCATTGGATCATTTCGCCGCAACGTTCTTTTTTGGCTAAAGCTGATGCTAAGAGCCAGAGGTTATAAAATAGAAGATCATCGAGCTGACAATCTGATTGTTATATCGAGAGGAGAAACGGAGAACTATTTTTATGTCTTTGGCGGCAAGGATGAGCGATCACAAGATTTGATACAGGGTATCACGCTTGCAGGTGTATTTTTTGATGAAGTGGCTCTTATGCCTGAGAGCTTCGTTAACCAAGCGACAGGACGATGCTCAGTAAACGGCTCAAAATTCTGGTTTAACTGCAATCCTGATTCACCTTCACATTGGTTCAAGGTAAATTGGATAGATAAGCGCAAGGAAAAGAAACTAATTTACCTGCACTTTACAATGGACGATAACCTCTCACTCTCAGAAGAGATCAAAGAGCGATATCGTAACATGTACGTGGGAGTGTTCTATAAGCGTTATATTCTCGGACTCTGGTGCATAGCTGAGGGACTTGTATATGATATGTTTTCGAAAGAAGAGAACGTGTTGAAAGAAGAACCTGACACAATCGGAGATTATTACGTTTCTTCTGATTTTGGTATCCAGAACGCAACGACATTTCTGCTTTGGCGCAGAATTGCAGGAACAGACGATTGGCTATGCCTGAAAGAATACTATTACAGTGGGCGAGAGAAGAGTCAACAAAAGACAGTGGGGCAGCTTGTAGACGGACTTGCGGAAATGCTAAATGGAATCAAGCCAAAGCAGGTAATCATTGACCCCTCTGCTGCTGCGCTGAAAGTAGAGGTAAGAAACCGAGGGCTGCATGTAAAGGATGCGGATAACGATGTAACGAATGGAATTTCAGACGTTTCAACCATGCTGCAAACTAGGCGATTAAAGTTTATGGCTTGCTGCAAATACACCATAAAAGAGTTTGGGGCTTATGTGTGGGATCAGAAAGCCCTAGACCGAGGCGAGGAGAAAGTGGATAAGGAAAGCGATCATTGCATGGATGCAGTACGATATTTTGTAAGAACCAAGAGATTGATAAAAAAGACAAGAGCCGCACTTGATGCAGCAGTAGCAAGCGGCAATTACATGCTGTAAGGAGTATAAATTGAAAACATATCAAGAGTTAGCAAACGTCCCAGACGAGGGCAAGGGTGATTTCTGTGTAGAAGCTGTGGCAGAGTTCAGAGGAACAAAGGAGTACGCAGAAGCCAAAGACGGTGAGCGGTACTACAACAAGCACAACGCTACAATAGAGCAGTTCCAGAAGTTTTTGTATACTGTGAGCGGTAAGCAGGTAAAAGATATTTTCTCAGCAAATTACAAGCTTAAAACGCTCTTTTTCCGCAGACTGTGCCAACAGCAAGTGCAGTATGTACTAGGAAACGGCTTGAAGTTGGAGAAGCCAGAGAACAAAGAAAAACTTGGGAAAGATTTTGATTTTAAGTTACAGCTTGCAGCAAAAAGAGCTATGGCAGGTGGCAGAGCGTTTGGCTTTTGGAACTTAGACCATCTGGAAGTATTCGGGTACGCTGATACACCATCGCAGCCAGGATTCTGCCCTCTGTACGATGAAGAGACTTCACAGTTGATGGCAGGAATTAGGTATTGGTATCGCCAAATTGGGTTAGATGTTATCTTCCATTGCACATTATATGAGCCAGACGGCTATACCGATTACATTCAGACCAACAACGACCCAGTGAGGACGAAGGATGGAAAACATGGCTATATCAAGACAATCAAACGCACGGCTGTAGGAGTAGATGAAGAAATTGAGAGCAACTATTCAGAGTTGCCGATCATCCCATTATATGCCAATGACTCACATGAGAGCGAATTGGTAGGCATCAAAGAGAGCATAGATTGCTACGATTATATCAAGAGTGGACTTGCAAATGATATTGATGATACCGCAGGATTCTATTGGATACTGAAAAATGAGGGAGGTATGGACGATCCAGACCTTGCAAAATTCATTCAGCGTATGAAGTCCGTAAGAGCAGCTGCAGTTGAGGATGGCACAGAAGCAGAAGCTCATACACTAGAGATTCCCACGGACGCAAGAAACACCATGTTGGAAATTCTCAGACGTGATATATACGAGGACTTCCAAGCTTTGGACGTTTCCACTCTCTCGGCAGCTGCAAAGACTACGCAGGAGATTCAGGCGGCTTATCAGTCGCAAGATAATAAGTGTGCGGATTTTGAGTATTATGTTTTGGATTTCGTGCAAAAGGTTCTTGAACTCGCAGGAATCAGCGACAATCCTACTCTTACTTGGAACAGAGTTGTAAACCAAAGTGAGCAGACAAACATGGTGCTATCAGCTGCAAACTATCTTTCTGACGAGTGCGTTATACAACATCTTCCGTTCCTTACTCCTGAGGAAGCTATTGCAGAAATCGAAAAGCGGCAGGCAGAAGAAATTAAGAGATTTTCGGCAGACGATGAAGAGGACGAGGATAACGAAGATGAAGGGACTGATACTAAGTGAGTAGTTACTCCGACAAATACACAGAAAAAAGGCTGAGAGAGGTAGAAAAGCGGCTGCAACAGGTATATCAGGAAGCACACAAAGAACTGAAAGAAAAGGCTACGGAGTACTTTAAAACGTTTCAATCACGCTATTTGAAAGAGTATAACGCATACATGGAAGGGAAATATACAGATGCAGAGTTCTTCCAGTGGGTCAGCAATCAGGTAGCACGAGGGGCAAGGTGGGAAGCTCTGAGAGATCAGATGGCAAGGCGACTCACTGATGCAAACAAATTGGCGACTGACTATATCAATGACGTTACCCCTGAGGTGTTCCGCGAGAATTATAATTATTCAGCCTATGAAATCGAGAAGGGAAGCGGCATAAGCTTTGATCTTCTGGACGAGGACACAATCAGGAGACTGTCCGAGGGTGAGATTGAGTTGCTACCACCTGCAAGAGTAGATATCCCAAAGGATGAGCGATGGAATCGCCAAAAGGTGCAGAATGCAGTGCTGCAAGGTATCTTACAAGGGGATGCAGTGAGTGATTTGGCAAAACGGCTAGAAAACGTCACCAACATGAACCGCAGCGCAGCTATCAGAAATGCAAGGACGATGATAACAGGCGCACAGAATGGTGGGCGGCAGGAAAGCTATAACCGTGCCTCTGCCATAGGGATTGAGATACAGAAAGAATGGATGTCGGCAAACGATAACCGAGTGAGAAATTCACACAGGCAATTAAATGGAGTAAGGGTGAGGTATGATGAGCCATTCCCAAACGGCTGTATGTACCCTGCCGACCCTAAAGGCAAGCCGTGCGAGGTATACAACTGCCGCTGTACTATGGTAGCAATCACAATACACGCAGATCAGACGAGGAGAAACGATCACAGCGTAAAAAGTTATAAGGAGTGGAAACAGAGACATGGGAAGTAGCATAAGAATTGAGATTGATAATACTGATGCTGTTATCCGTGCCAGCCGCGATCAAATCAAAAAAGCACTAGAGGAGTGCGGACTGACAGCGGAACGATATGCCAAGGAAAAATGTCCAGTAGATACTGGAAACCTGCGCAATAGCATCACACACCAGATGGACGGAGATAACAAGGTACTGATAGGCTCTAATGTAGAGTATGCACCGTAGACTAACATGCGGCTTTATCTGGTAACAGATATTGAAAAATCAAGCAAAATCGGTGAAGGATTTCTGTTCCCAACTCACATAAAATGTGATATAATAAAAGAAAAAAAGGAGTTGGGAACATTATGAAAGATATGGGAAAAGTTAAAGATTTAACTGGAAAAAAGTTTGGACGGCTTACCGTAATCGGGCTTGCAGAAACAAGCACAAGAAAAACCTATTGGATATGCCAATGCGATTGTGGAAACTTAAAAAGAGTAAGATCAGACAGCTTACAGGCTGGGCTGATACGGTCTTGCGGATGTCTAAAAAAAGAGCAGGATGAAACCAATTTGAACAAAAGCGAGGCAAAGAAAAAATTTAATCACGCAGGTTTCAAGGTTGGCACAACACGGCTATATAGCAAATGGCAAGGAATTAAAGCTAGATGTAATAACTCTAATAATTCACATTTTTATGCATATGGTGGAAGAGGTATAAAAATGTGTGAAGAATGGGAAAATGACTTTTTAAAATTTTATGAATGGTCAATGAAAAATGGATACAGAGAAGAATTAACCATTGATAGAATTGATAATGATGGAAATTATAGCCCAGATAATTGTAGGTGGACAGACAACATTACACAATGTAACAATCGCAGAAGTAACATTAAAATCAAAATAGGAAATGCTGAAAAAACATTAACGCAGTGGTGCAGAATCTTTGAGCTTGACTATGTAACCATACTTGGACGTTATCACAGACACGAAAACATATCTTTAGACGAATTATTTAGACCTGACACCGAGGTAAGTCAGAAAACCACTGACCACCGTAGAGCATAGTCACTGAGCGTTAAGGGAGCAATAATGTGACCAAGAGTGCTTGACACCCTATAAAGGGTGATAATATATGCCGAACTTGCAAAATGATAAATTGCAAGAAGTAGAGGATAAAAAGCCTCTACGATAACAAAATGATGTTGAGTTGGGCACTGGAAAGTATGCTGACGGGGGTAGAAAAACCTCGTGGGTATACGAGGATAGCAAGGGCAACTGGCACATGACGAATGGACAGAAGGCAAGACCATATTTGAAGCCTGCGCTTGCAAATCATGTAGACGAATATGCAAAAATTATACGAGAGAATTTGGAGGGTTAACACCCTCCTTTTTCTTTTGCCATTTTGAAAGTTGGCACAACATCAATCAAAAATCATGGTAGGGTGTAGCCACTGTAAAGAATAACAGTCGCAATACGGCTATAGCGCGAGAATGCGCCCCAAAGAATAGGAGAAGAAATAGCATGGCATTAAAAAAATCAGATTTTAGAGAGATCATTAAAAACCAAAACGCAACCGATGAGGAGAAAATTTCTGAGATTCTTGAGCTAGCACACGCTGAGGTCGATGCAATCAAGACCGAGCGCGACACCTTAAAGACTCAGCTTGTCGAAGCTCAGAAGGGCAACAGCGACAAGGAAAACGAGTGGAAAACCAAGTATGAGTCCGAGCACGATGCTTTTGAAAAGTATAAGAGCGATCAGGCACAGGCGGCAGAGCTTACAGCGAAAGAAAACGCTTACAAGCAGTTGCTTACCGATGCAGGAGTTTCCAACAAGTTGGTTGATCTGGTAGTAAGGGCGAGCGCAAAGCAGATTTCCGATATCAAGCTTAAAGACGGCAAGATTGAGGGAGCTGACGAGCTGACAAAGTCCATCAAGGCAGAATACAAAGATTACATCGTGGATACGCAGAAGAAGGGGGCAAACCTTCCGAACCCACCGAAAAACGATGAATCAAATGATTTTGAGAAGATGAGCCTTGGGGACAAGATGGCATATGCAAATGAACACCCAGACGCACCAGAGGTTAAGACGTGGCTCTCTAAGTAAAGGAGTAATACATGGGAGTATTTGATAGTAAACACTTTAACAGTGAGGTATTTGGAAAATACCTTGAAACCGTGCCGAGAATCAAGCAGAACGCTTTTTTAAAGGCAGGTATTTTTAACGCAAGACCAGAGATCAAGACAATGTTATCGGAGCAGACAGGCGGTAACTACGTTAGTCTGCCTATGGTTGGCTTGATCAACGGAACACCGAAGAATTATGACGGTGCAACAGATATTACGGCTGATACCATTGATACCTATATGCAGGGCATGGTTGTGTATGGACGTGCACAGGCATGGGAAGAGAAGGACTTCACGCAGGATATTACGGGGCATGACTTCATGGCTGAGATTGCCAAGCAGGTTGCAGGCTACTGGGACGATGATCTGCAGAACAACATTCTGGCGATACTTGAGGGTATTTTCGGAATGACAGAAGCTGAGGACAAGAAGTTTGTAGACGCTCATACACTGGATATCACAGAGGAAACTGATACAAAGGTTGGTGCAACCACACTTAACAATGCGGTGCAGAAAGCAGCAGGTGCAAACAAAAATATCTTCACACTCGTTATTGCACATTCACAGGTGGCTACCAACTTAGAAAACTTACAGCTCTTGCAGTATGGCAAAGGTGTAGACGCAAACGGAGTCGAGAAGGACTTAACGCTTGCTACATGGAACGGTAGAACCGTGCTAATTGATGATGATGTGCCGTTTGACTCTAGTTCTGGCGCATACACTTCTTACATTTTGGGTAGAGGAGCGTTTGACTACTGCGATATTGGCGCAAAAGTACCAAATGAGACAACTCGTGATCCTCTCAAGGCAGGTGGTAAGGATCTCTTAATTTCGCGTCAGCGCAAGTTGCTTGCACCTAGAGGTATTAGCTATAAGACACCAACCACAACAACTTCTCCGATGCCGACTGATTTTAAGACTGCAGCTAACTGGTCTCTCGTAAAGAATGAGGATGGTACAAGACTTAATCACAAGGCGATCCCAATTGCACGTATCAAGTCTTTAGGCTAAGAAAGGTGGGGCTATGCTGTATCAGGTATTAACACACATACGCAACTTTTTTGTTGCACCTAATGGCACACATGAGGGTGTTTTCACACTCCGAGATAATAATATCTACATTGATGATGCAGGAGTACAGCAGCCCATCACCTTTCTGCAAGAGGGGCAATATTTTCTGGTGCAAGGCTCTGTCTTTCACGATGGGGTGTATAGATATCCTTGCGAATGCAGAGTGGAGGAGCGATTTACCGGTTCGATTTCCGCCCTCTGCATACCGCAGGAAGTAGTTGATCTTGCACTGGATATCGAGGAGTGGCAGAAGAAATACGGAGACCCTACACCGTATATGTCGGAGTCCTTTGGCGGTTATAGCTATACCAAGGCGACTCAGGGAAGCACAGGCACAGCTACTTGGCAGGAGGCTTTCAGAAACCGCCTGCACACATGGAGGAAGATATGAAACTTGTAGAAAACATGATGGAAGGTTGCAGGCTGATTGAGAAAAAGCGTGTGCCAGATGGTGCAGGAGGCTTTCAGACTACATGGGTAGAAGGGGCAGGCTTTCAGGCGGCTATTAGCCGTGATACATCCCTAGACGCTCGTGTCGCTGAGAAATCAGGGGTAACAAGCGTTTTTACAATTACGACTCATAGATCATGTCAGCTTGCATATCATGACGTTTTCAAGCGGCTTTCGGACGGCAAGACCTTCCGCGTAACCTCTGATGCAGGAGACAAGGTATCACCGCAGGTATCAGGATTAGATATGGCACAGGTAACAGCAGAGAAGTGGGAGTTAACGACATGATGGATCAGGTAAACATAATGGGTTGCAATTACAAAATCATCAGAGTAAGCCGCGACCAATATAAAACGTGTGAGGGTGCTGATGGATGGTGTGATTTCTACGGAAAGAAAATTTACTATGTAGACCCTGAGACAGACCCCGATAGCGATCCAATTGCAACATCGCCAGAGGAACTAGTAAAGCAGGTTTTAAGGCACGAGATTGTTCATGCTTTCCTCGCAGAGTCAGGGCTTACTTTTAACTCACACAGCATTGTCGGTGCATGGGCGATGAATGAAGAAATGGTGGACTGGATTGCATGGAACGGTGACAAACTGCATAAGGCATGGAAGGAGACAGGATTAGTTGAGTAAAGATAAGGCACTACAGGCATGGTTTACGGCTTTTGGCATGACGGCTTATCCTTCCACATCCGTTCCTGATGACACAGTTTTTCCGTGGCTGACCTATGAGTATATCACAGGCAGCTTTGGGGATCCTGACATGGCTATAGTAGTCAACATGTGGTTTTGGACGGAATCGGAGTCAATCCCTAACCAAAAAGCCGAGGAATTTAGAAAATATATCTTAGAACATGATTTGATTGAGTGTGACGAGGGCTTGATCTGGGTAAAAACTGGTGTTCCGTGGTGTCAGTCCCTCACGGACGAGACATCACCGACGGTAAAACGCAGATACATGAACGTCACACTTGAGTATTTAACGAGGTAAATAATATGGCAAAAATGGCAACAAAACTGCCAGAAAATGTTTTTGAGCATATCCAAATGAATGCAGGTATCTTGCTTTCCGAGTTTGACCCTCAGACGTGGACGGTATCTATAGCAAATATTTTGGGTGCAACTTCTGGCGGTATCAATTTTACAGATACACCATCGTTTGTTGACTATGGTGAGGACATTGACAATTGTCCGAAGAACACAAAGGAATTAAAACAGATTGAAAGCCGTGAGATCAAGGCATCTGGAACTTACGTCTCCATGACACCAGAGCAGGCCAAGTCCTTGGCGGCAGGTGCAGACCTTGACACATCAAAGCTTAAGATCACACCAAGAGACGATTTAAAGGATTCTGATTTTACAGATATCTGGTTTGTAGGCGATTACGGCAATGGTGGTGCAATCGCGATCCACTTGCAGAACAGCTTGTCAACGACTGGGTTTGCTTTGCAGACAGGCGACAAAGTTAAAGGTACATTTGCGTTTGAGTACACAGCGCACTACACCTTAACGTCACCAGATACCGTACCGTATGAAGTACATTTTAAAAAGGGAACAGGTGATACATGATGAAATTATCTGACGTAAAAGGCGACCGTGTACTTGATGTACTGGCTGATTTGATTGCACCAGTAACCAATATCGCAGTTGATGATAAGGCGGCAGCTATCTTTAAAAAGGCGGTTGTGCCAGAAAAAGAAAAGAAAAATACAGTAATTAAGCGATTAAAAGAAAATCTGCCTGCACTTATTAAAGGGCATAAAGAGGACTTGATTGAAATAATGTGCATTATCTCAGATCAGAGCAAAGATGAGTACATGGCAAGCCTTACGCTTGCGTCCTTTACCAAGGATTTGATTGATTTGATTACTGATCAGGAATTTCAGCGACTTTTTTAACAAGCGCAGACAAAGAGACTCGGAAAGTGTTGTGGCTAGCTATAGGAGAGTATAGAGGGCGCACGCTTTCTGGCTTTTTTGTATATGTGCAAGCACGGCAGGCACAGTATATGGAAGAGCTGATGTATAGAGTCTATGTTACTGATGCGCTGCAAAAGATCGCTGAAAACACTGCAAATTTTGCAGGAGGGCATATAATGCCATATCGTTTTTATGATGCCGTGTATGGAGACGGAGACAGAAAGGAAAAAGAGAATGCGGAGGAAATTATCAAAGATGTAACAATTAAAGCAGGATTGGAGGTAACGATTTGAACATACTTGATCTTGTTGCAGGTATCAGCCTTGATTCGTCAGAGATGGACGAGGGACTTGAAAGCCTTGCAACACGAGCTGTCGCAAAAGGAAAGCTTATTGCGGATGCTATTGGAACTGTTGCCTCCAAAGGTTTTGATTTGCTCAAAGGAGCGATTACATCATCGGTTGATACTGGTATGTCGTTTGATACTGCGGTATCACAGATTGCAGCGACAACAGGTCAGACGGTAGAGCAAATCGGAGACTTGAAGGCTGCAGCTGAACTGATGGGCGCAACGACAAAATTTACGGCAACTGAGGCAGCAGAAGGTATCAATATATTATCGCAGGCTGGCATGTCGGCGGCTGATATTTTAAACGAAGATGCCAACGGAGCTACCCTTTTAAGTACAACACTTGATCTTGCTTCGGCTGGCGCAATGTCGATGGAATCCTCTGCTACATACCTTACATCATCCTTAAAGGGTTTTAGCAAAGAGGGCAAATCTGCGGCATACTATGCAGATTTGATGGCTAAGGGTGCTACCCTTGCAAATACTAATGTAAGCGGTTTGGGAGAGGCATTATCTGGTGTATCTGCCAATGCCTCAGCTTACGGGCAGGCTTCGGACTCTGTAACACTATCTCTGCTTAAATTAGCAGAAGCTAATGTTACTGGCTCGAATGCAACGACTGCGCTTAACTCTGCAATGTCTGAGGTCTACACACCTACAGATCAGGCTAAAAAGGCTTTGGATAGCTTGGGAGTATCTGCATATAACGCTGATGGAACTGCACGTGACTTTAACGATGTGGTAGATAATCTCACAGGGGCACTATCTGGAATGACGGATCAGCAAAAGAACGCTACCCTTAATACTATCTTTGGTGTGCAAGGGCTTGATGCATACAATAAGATGGCGGCTGTATCGGCTGATAAAACAAACGAGTTTAAAGCGGCTCTTGCAGATGCAGGTGGTTCGGCTGCATCACAGGCACAGACTCAGCTTGATAATTTGGGCGGCTCTTTTACCCTTTTAAGCTCTGCAACTGATGGTTTAAAGCTTGCGTTTTACAACCTCTTTTCCAAGACGTTAAAGGACGGTGTAGACCTTGCCACAGACTCAATCACTATCTTAACTGATGGGTTGAGTTCTGGCGGTTTACTGGGGCTTGTGGAGTCTCTGGGAGGTGTTGCTGATAATGCAGTAACCAAGCTGTTAGGAAAACTTAGCTCTCTCACCAAGCTTCCTCTGGTATCTTGGTTCAAGCAAATCAAAAAAACTGGTGCAGATGCTTTCTCTGGTCTTGGCGGTGCTGTAAAAACTCTTTTTTCTGCATTTGATCCAGTTATCAGTGCTGTAAAAGAATTTTTAGGACTCACAGATGATGCAGGAGGCACAATTGATAATGCACGAGCCAAGATGGATGCAGGAAAGTCAGCTCTCGAAGCGATCAAGCAAGCGATCACTACAGCAGGACAGGTTGTAACGTGGTTTGTATCAGTTCCACTAACTGGGCTTGCAAATATCCTTGGTCAAGGATTGCTTGCCAAATTTAACATTTTAAAAGCTGTATTTACATCGGCTGTTGATTTTATATCAAGCTTGCCTATCGTGGACTGGCTTGAAAAGCTTCAAAGTGCTTTCTCTAGTGCGTTTGATTCTATTGCAAGTGCGATTTCGCCATTAGTTGATGCAGTGCTTAATTTTTCTGATTATTTGGTTAGCCTGATAACTGGTTTTTCGGATGCAGGAACACAAAGCACAGCTTTTGGAACCGCTTTATCAGTGCTTAACGTGATAGTTGATGGCATTGCAACTGCTATTCAGTTTGCAGGAGATATCATCTCTGGTGTGATCTCGGTATTAGCACAGGCTATCAATCAGATTGTAACTGATGCACAGACAGATGGTACGCTTATCAACTCAATTATCACTGGCATTCAGTCAGCAGTGGAGACTGCATTTGCGATAATTGCGGATGTATGGCAAAACGTATTACTACCAGTTTTTACTGGCATCTATACATGGCTATCTGAAAATATCGGCCCGATATCAACGGAGGTTTTTAATGCTCTCGGTGAAGTTGTAACGGCTGTTTTTTCGGTGATTGAGGCAGTTTGGAACAACGTATTGCTGCCAGTATTTACCGCTTTGTTGTCCTCGCTTGAAGATAACATAAAACCGCTTTTTGAGACTACTTTTCAAGCAGCACAAGAAGCTGTCAGTGTAGCATTCCAGATGATTGCAGACACTTGGGAAAACCACTTGAAACCTTGTTGGGACGCAATCAAGACTTTCGCAGATGAAACGCTTTTGCCATGTTTTCAAGCGATTGGAGATTTCCTTAGAGAAAATCTTAAACCAGTATTTGATGAGGTTTTTAAGGCGGTATCAGAGAGTGTAACAACGGCTTTTGATACAATCGTAAGTTGGTGGGATAATGTTTTGAAGCCGCTTTTTGATGGAATGCTAGATTTTGTAACTAACATCTTTTCAGGCAAATGGAGTGATGCTTGGAACGGAATTGTAAGTACATTTTCGACTGTTTTTGCAGGCATTATAGAGTTTGCAAAAACACCAATCAATGCAGTTATCAAGTTGATTAACGGTGCAATAGCTGGCATAGAGTCGGCTTTAAATGCAGTTATCGGAGCGATGAACAAAATCTCAGTAACAATTCCAGATTGGGTTCCGGGCTTTGGCGGTAGCAACTTTGGAATAAATATACCAACTGTCGGATTTGGAAGAATCGGAGAGCTTGAAAAAGGCGGTATCTTGCGTAAAGGTCAGAAGGGATTGCTAGAGGGAAAAGGTGACGAAGCAGTTGTGCCTCTGGAGAAGTCTGAAGGATGGCTCAACAAGCTTGCTGAGAAGATCAACGGCAATCCAAAGCCTACACAAGTAACCGTAGTGATAGAGGGCTACGACAAGGATAAGAAAGAGCTTGCAGAAGCTGTAGCTGAGGAGGTATCAAAGCAGATGGCAGACGATTATGACAGAGATAGGAGGGTATTTGCATGATGCACTACTTGATATACAATGGCGAGTCCTCTGCCGACTACGATCTTTTAGTGGGAGCGCAAAACACCTTTAACGCTCCCAAAAGGAGCGTAACAAAGTATACGATACCTGGCAGGAACGGAGATTTAATTAAAGATAACGGATGCTTTGAAAATGTCTCCGTAGCCTACACTATAGTGTGTAAAAATCGGTTTGAGAGCCTTGCGGACTCGATCAGCGCATGGCTCAAAAGCCCTACAAGCTATTGCAGGCTAGAGGATAGTCACCATCCAGAGTACTACAGGATGGGACTTGTGACGGATGCTATCACCTATACAACTGGGACACTCAATCACAGTGCAAAAGCCACAGTGACTTTTGATTGCAAGCCCCAGAAATGGCTTATAGAGGGCGAGCAAAAGCAGACGTTTACCGCAGCAAGTACAATTTACAATCCAACCAAATTTACATCGTTACCACTTGTAAGAGTATATGGCAGCGGTGCAGGTACGGTGACAATTGCGGGGCATCTTATCACCCTCAAATCTATCAATGGCTACATAGATTTAGATTCAGAATTGCAGGATTGCTACAAAGATACGGCTAACCTTAATTCGCAGGTTGTACTTGCAACAGGTTTCCCACAGCTCAAATCTGGAACGAATGCAGTCACTTTTACTGGCGGTGTAACAGCCGTAGAAATTACTGGAAGGTGGTGGACAATTTGATTCCTATTTTATACGCAGCGACTGAGAAAGAGTTTAAATCGCAAGGCTTAGGAGCTTTGGTGGATGCGATCACTTGCAAAGTCACCGAAGAAAGAAACGGCTCATATGAGTTGACGATGACTTACCCTTTGAACGGTCAGCATTTTAAAGATTTAGAATTATCAAGAATTATCAAAGCCGTACCGTCCTACAAAACCGATCCAGAACCGTTTCGCATTTACGCTATCAGCAAGCCTTTAAACGGTATTGTAAAGGTAAATGCGGAGCATATCTCATATCAGCTATCACATATACCAGTAGCACCCTTTGAAGCATCTAACGTAGTGGAGGCAATGGATAACCTCAAAAAGTACTCAGCAGAGGATAACCCTTTTTCTTTCTGGACTAGCAAAGAAACGCAAGCAAAAATGGCTTTTACAGTTCCGACCTCTTGCCGTGCTCTGCTTGGTGGTGTAGAAGGGAGCATTTTGGATACCTACAAGGGAGAGTATGAGTTTGCTAGGTACACTGTAAAGCTACATCAAAACCGAGGATCGAATAAAGGTGTGACAATCAGATATGGCAAGAACCTCACTGATTTAAAGCAAGAGGAAAGTATTGCAAACACGATCACAGGTATCTGCCCTTTCTGGAAAAGTGAGGAAGCCGAAGATGTTGTAACACTTCCAGAAGTATCGGTGTACAGCAAGTACGCAAATAACTTTCCGTATAAACGGACTGCGGTACATGATTTTTCGGCAAGCTTTGAGGAAAAACCAACCGTAGAACAACTTAGAGCCAAGGCAGAAAGCTACATTACACAGAACGGTGTAGGTGTGCCTGATGTATCTCTTACAGTATCTTTTGTAGTGCTGTCACAGTTTGAAGAGTACAAAGATATAGCTGCATTAGAGTCCGTCAACCTCTGCGATACAGTAAATGTTATATTTGATGATTTGAGCATAAACACAACTGCAAAGGTTGTGAAAACCGTGTATGACGTGCTACTTGATAAGTACGATAGTATCACGGTTGGAAGTACTCAGAACAGTCTCACCAAGAAGCTCACGGAGATAGATCAGGCGGCGCAGGATGAAATAGACAAGGAAACCTCTGCCAGAAAAAGAGCTATCGCAGAGCTTGTAAAGAAGGTGGAGCAGGGTAGCGGTTTATATGTCACTGATAAGGGAACTGGTGGGGCGCATGATTGGTTTTTGCATGATAAGCCATCGCTGAATGAGTCCCAGACCATCATCCGCATCAATGACGGTGGCATGATCTTTTCTGTTGATGGTGGCGAGACTTACAACGGCTTAGATTGGAGCGGTACAGCAATCTTGCAAAAAATCTACACTGTGGGCATCAACGCAGCGTATATAGATACTGGAAAATTACAGGTTGTAGATAACACTGGAAAGACTCTTTTTTGTGCCGATATGGACTCAGGCGAAGTAACTATAAACTCTGGCTTGCTTAAAGTTGGTGCAGGATACATTAACACTGACGGACGTTTTAAAATTGGCTCTATGTATTCGCAGGGGGGAGTATATAACAAAGATATAGGGATATATGAGCGGCAAGATGTGTGTTTTGATAAGGCAATATTTATCAATTATGGAATTGAGCTTTACGGTAACAACGACTCAGCTGAGGGCATTGCATACTGTGATTTTCATTCTGGCTCAGACGTAACGACAGGTGATAGCTTATATGATTACACTGGACGTTTGCAAAATTATCTTGCACCGACTGGGACGAGCGAGTTCACGTTTTCTGGAAAAAAGAAAGTTGATGATACAGAGGCAGGTACTTGCACAGTAGCAGTAAACGGAACTATTGTGCATTCATCTGACAGGCGATTAAAGACTAACATTGAAGATATATCTTGTGATACTGCAACAGACTGGATAATGGCTCTAAACCCAGTGAAGTATAATTATAAAGCTGATAGTGAGCTTAAAGTGCATCATGGACTTGTATATCAAGAGGTGCAGGAAACCGCCAAAGAATTATCTATGGATAATCTGGCACTGCTTCAAGAGTTCCGAGGAGCTGATAAAGTGGTTTACGGTGCTATCGGATATGAAGAACTGATAGCCGATCTCATAAAAGTGGTACAAAATCACGAAAAAATTTTGAGAGGAGAACAAAATGATTAAAGCAATTTATGATCTGGACATGACCCCAAGGAGAACTCTTCCAATCATCATCAATGTATCACAATATGACGATATAGGAAGAACACTTGTTTTTAACTTATTTTCATCCTCTGGCAAGTGGACTGCCCCCACCTCTGCGGCTGCAACTTTTGAGGGTGGTAAGCCTGACGGCAAGTTTTTTGCGTATAACTGTGCATACTCTAACGGTACTGTAACCGTAACTATACAGCAGCAAATGACCGCTGTAGCAGGTAAGGTAAGATGCAAAATCAAGGTAAAATCTGGTGACAAGGTGGTGGAGTCTGCCCCTATCATCATGGTTGTAGACGCAGCCGCAGTACCAGACGGCTCTGATATGTCCAAGTCTGATATCAATGATGCTATCGCTAATGCCACTCAAAAAATCGTTGACCAGGTTAAGGATAGTATTCCATCCGACTATGCACAGCTAAGTACAGATGTTAGTTCACTAAAGCAGGAT